GTCTACCACTTCCTCTCCATTAACTGGATCAATAATCGGTTCCTCGGTCGGGTAATTCCAGTGAGGATTCTTCACCTTACCCAGAACATGGTCATCACAAGTCCAAAAGAGATAGTCGTCATGCCACCATTCGTGATAAGTGAGTTTGGTCCCCATCTTCCCCTTCACCTTTTCGGTAATGTACTCTTTGATCTTGTTACTCTTTGGCTCCTCACCCCCTATCACCTCCTCACCATCATCATCAGGCGCAAACTTAGCCAGTAAGTCACCCGCCGTGTCCTCCTTTTCCTCGCCAATGTACGAGCCGGTATACAAACCATCCTCAATACAAGCGTCCTTGTCTAAAACTAGCTTTTGCGGTCTTAGGGTATAGCAATCAATATCGTTCTTCTTATCACTCCAACCAATTTTGACTGCCCCGAGTAGATACAGAGACCAATACCGTGCCACTTGTTTGATCTTAATGTTCAAAGACAAGCGATCGGCTTGGTAGATAAGCATTTTACGCACGCGATCAGCTAAGACCTTAGCTTCTTCCTCACTCCCCGCTTCCACTAAGGGCTCGGGTTTGGGGCGTGTAGCGATTGGTAGAAAGGTCTCTAGTGACTCAAAGATTAAGTTATCAATCGAGCCCTCCTTCTCGCCATACTGCTTACCCAGCCAATAGTCCTCGTTCTTATCCTGCTTTTCTCTAAGGCCCTTGCTGTACTCCTCCCAAGAGCGGAGCCAATTATTCTTGAGGGCAATTAGCTCCTCATCGGGCATGTCGAGCGTTAGCTCTGGCAATAAGGTCAAACCAGTATTAGCGGCCTCATCGGTCACTTTATTGGTTGGGTCACTTAATGAATTAAAGCCTGAAAGTAATGACAAATTAAAATAGCGACACGAAATAACTCGTGCCGCTCGTTAAGAGTTGGGCTGATAATTATTAATTGTACACTAAGATTGAGAATTAGTGTTTCGGTAGGGGACTGTGGATAACTTTATATCACCCAAAACTCCCTTATTACCAAAGTTTAAGACGGCTTGACCAGTTGTTTTGAAAGACAGTACCCCGCTCTGTAAGAGAATGTTAAAGAGTTCTTGGTGTTTTCTAAACTCCACAAAGAGTTTGGCTTCCTCGTTATCAAGCTCTATTTTAACTGTTTCGCCAGTCATGGGCTAATTCTTCAACTTGGGGCTCCTCAATCGGATATATCTTACCACCAATGATCTCGGGACCACGGGCGAAGGATAGACTACCAGTCGGGATAATCGCTTGACCATCACCGAACTTAGCGACCCCAACCCTCCAATATGCCGATGCGTGACAATTAGAAACCAAAACGCCGTGAGCGTAGTATTCGTGCTCATCTTCTACTGACAGGTTATATACCGTGTGTTCTCCGCCAATTCCGCGCATGCCAACGAGATGAACAGAGCCTCCCACAGAACTTGCCACCTTGTCTACTTTTAGTAGTAGATTTTTGACCACATTCAATACAAACAAAAACCATTGGCTCGGCCAGTACCAAAGTCCTTTTGGCGTGGTCGCTGTGCCATTTTCTGCCTGATTTTGTTCGCCTCCACGCGTGAGAAAGAGGTCGGATGGAAGCAAGGTGAGCGTTAGACCTCTTTTTATTACGCTTGATCCAGTCAGTATTGTGGAGTGCCTGATGGTCCCCTCGTGATATAAGAGCCAAGTTTCCAAATTCGTTATTAAGCGGGTTATGATCTTTATGATGAACAACAGACCCCAATGGAATCTTTCCGTTGTGGGTTTGCCATATTTCCTCATGCAAGCGCCTAACTCCTTTTTTGCGGTAAGTACCATTTGGGACAAAATAGACTCTTTCGGTCCGACTAGAGGAATCCGGGTAACGCCTAAAAGTGATTCCTTGATAAACAATTTGTTCTCTTCGCATCGTTCTATTATATCCCCGTAAGACATAGCGTCAAGAGCAATAAATCCTTTCCCCTTAACCCAAACTTTATGATTGGGCGTAGCAATCAAGCTATGTAAATCAGAGAATGTTGCCTCTACTACTTTTGCGTTTTCTCCTGAAATACCAGACTTATACACTTTTTTGAATCCCCCTCTAGTAAGAACCTTATCGCCAATCTCAATATCTTCGATTTTCTTTTCCCCTTGATCGGTAATGATTCTGGTCCCAGCGACAAAGCACCAGTGGTCAGCACCCGAGCGCTCCCAACGGCTCTTAACTACCCCTAAGTTATCCTCCTCGGTGACCCGATGAATGTGGGACCAGTGGAGATAGTAGTCATACCAATCATCAATCTTACCCTGCAATGGTATTTTACCATCATTGAACTCATCCACTAGCCACTGGATTAGACGATTACGGTCAGCCCGAGCGGTCATTCGCTCGTTCTTCGTCCCCCATTGAACGATCTCGGTATTCTTCCGGTCAGCGTTATAGAAACAAAAGAAGATGCGACCAGTGTACTTCTCGGCTAATCGTCTTGGAGCAATTAAGTCACCTTGACCATCAAAAACAATAATCGAAGTCGGCCAGCGATTGAGTAGCACTTCTAAATCATCATAAGTCTTAGTCTTGCCGTTAAAGAACAACCCTTGTTTATTACCGATAACATAGTGAAGGTCTAAACCAGTATCACAACCAATAATGATCCTGCCGTCTTGAGTGTTGATGGTGTTAGTCAAATTCTTCTCAATCGTCGCTAGAGTGACCTTGTTGCCCTTGCCAGCGTAGGGTAAACCAAGAACATAGTTATAAAAATACTCCTCGGGTTTGGTTAAGAAGTCATGGACGATCTTAGAAGCGGGGATCCACGGACACATCAACTGCGAAATCCAGTAACCGCTAATCTGTCTATCTTTGAAGCGCTTAATCCATTCACCGCGACGACGAGACTCATCACTCAACACCCCCTGACAGTATTTGCAAACATATTCCTTCCTCTCAATATCTACACTATCCGGCCAAGCGAGGAACTGCTTCTTAGAACAATGGGGGCATTTAATAAACCAATGTTTCTGGTCCGAGAGTTGCCACACCTTATCCACACCAGTCTCGGGTGAGGAGGGATGAGAGAAGTACCACCGCCAACCATCAGTCGTTGCTTGTAGGCGAGTCTCATATTGCATGACCACATCCTGCTTTGAGGCATCCACCTCATCATGAATGTTAAGCTGTGAGCTCACCATCATCGCCGCCTTACTGATCCAAGTGCCGCGGTAGTAGATAATGTTATCCCCCACTGTCTTCTGATCCACCGTGTCATGATCCTTAACCCACTCCATGAGGATTGGGTTTTGAGCGATGATCCGATTGACCTTACCACCCGCCATGTCATTCACATCTGATGCGGTGGGGAGAGTATTGCCTGTCCAATACATTCTTCCTCTCCTACGAGCATAAAAAGTACCTTCCTTTGTCCGAGGACACCACACTTTTCCTTTCCAATTTTTGTGTATTTTGGGTTTTAATTCTTGAGTATAAACTACCGGGAATTGAGTTAATCTTAATGTATAACAACCACTTTTAGAAGGTTTTACTATAGAAGGAGCATATCCAGCCAAAACAGCAATAACGGCCAAAACATCTATGCACTGTTTATTTTTTTGAGTAATTGCCAGTGTCCCCCCCTTATCAATCCACCCATCGCCCGCAACAAAAGTCTCTATAAAAATTTTAGCTTGATTTCTCGTCAACGACCGAGCCAAATCCATGTCAGGAATTTTATCAGGAAACCACCGCCTTATCTTCTCACCAATCTCAAACGCGAAACGAAAATTAGTGCAATCCCCCCGATAGGTAACATTCTCTTTCCATTTACCAACAACTGACTTTAGTACGCGCCTTATTTCATCGCATTTCTGCGGATTCTTTTGATGAGATTGGGTGATGATTATCGAATAACAATTTTTACCTGACCCCTTAGCTTGTTTGGGATAATGACCCTCCGAAAATACCCAAGCAAGTAGCCGAACATAATCATTTGTCATAAACCCACCGGTAGGGTACAAATTAGAAAAATCACTTTCAACAACTGTCTTAGGAATAAACAAATTTTGTTTAGTTAGTTTATCTGAAGTAGTAATACTGTATTCTCCTTTTTCGTTATGAACTATCCAACGATGGTTCTCGGTCACAAAAGCATTAAAATTTCGGGCGTCGTATTCATACATAGTGGTCTCCACATCGTTCACAAAAACTTCTTCTACTTTCGACCAATGTGCTGAACCATTTAAACTCAATGTAAGCAAATAGTCCTCAAGGGTTAGGTCTTTATAAGATAAAAACCCTCTCAAGGTTAGGGCTTCTGTTTCAGTGTCTACACAATAAATGATGTCACGCCCTAACTTCTTGGCAACATAGAGCGACTTAATTACCTCAAGGACAGTCATGCCAATCTGTGGCGCTTTGAGGATTGCTTGAATAGGAGTTAAGTCATTATAAATATCCCAAAGGAAGAAGTGGTTATCGAACTCAATCGGTAAACCCGCTTCGTTCTTAATGTTGTACTTCTTTATCCACAGCGTGGGTAGAAGCTCATGTGCCGCTGATATCTGTTCTTTTGTGTAATTCATTAAGTTTAAGGGCGATTGCTTGTAACTCCTCATCGCCCATCATCTGCTTTTCAATGTTCACATTAACTGACTTCTCGGGAGCGTATGAACCTTTTAACTTGTAAGCCGAGTCGAGATATTTATGCCTAACAGCATAGTCTGGCTTCTCTAATAGCACTTCTCCTTCGTTATTATATATCTTATCACTTGCTTCCAAGCCTTCTAGGTGTGTTTTCTCTAAAAGCTCATCTGGTATTCTTTCAGCTATGGATTGGATTGCTTCCTTGATGTTAGCTTTTGTTACGAGTATATGTCCTTTTACTCTAGCATATTGATCGTTCCTTATCCCAAAAGCGTCTTTAACAGATTGGGTTTGATTACCTGTTTCCACTATTCCTTTCACAAAACGCTTTTCTTGGTTCGTTAAAGTATTCATATTCTTATCGAAGATGCCCAAAGTAGCCAAGGTGCCCTCTTGTTTAGAGGGGGCATCTTGGGGGTACAGGGCATCTTCGATATTTCATCTTAATTAACAATCTGCAGCTGCTTACCCTTAAAAGTCAAGGGATCAGTTATGTGGGCAGGAGCTAACCAAGACTTATACTCATTTGCCTCACTCAAGGTGACAGGAATCTTATCGTTATCGTTATCCAAAAAGCGAGGCATTAACACTTGTTCAACAAAAGCAGAGTAAGTAGTTTTCATTTTATTGTTTTTCTATTGTTGTCAACACAAATTTTATCTATGTCTTTTTGTTCTAAAATTCGACCATTGATGTTGGGCTCGTCCACAATCCAACCACTTGGTGCTTGGGGGTTAGCGATCTCGGGGTGGGCTTGGAGGTAAGAGTCTATTGCTTCTTGCTCGGTCTTAAACCAGCCCAAAGGGATTTCTCGTCTCTTGAGGGGCTTAATGTGATAGAGCGTCCCACCTCGACCATCAATTTTAGTCTCGATTATCATGCGATTTGTTTATTTATTTCCCTACTGGTCATCTTATAATCCTTTTTATAAACCCGAGTGCCGTACGCTTTGGCAAAGTCTTTGTTAATTGTACCATTTCTATTCATTGGTTGTAATGTGTCTTTAGAAAAAGCCCTTAACTCGGT